GCCCGAGGCCGCCTGCCCGAGCTGCGGCAGCCCCCGGGCCCGCGCCTACAGCCGGATGCACGAGATGGCCCAGTGCTCGGACTGCGGCACCCACTTCAATCACTACACCGGCCGCGAGATGGGACCAGAGGAGGTCGAGGTCACCAACGCCGCCAACGCCAACTACGAGGAGTACGAGGAGCGGCGCAAGAAGGGCGGGGAGCTGTTCAGCCATGTCACCGAGCATCCCACCCACCCGGTGCCCGGCTGGGACGAGGCCCGGGAATGGCGCAGCCAGTGGCACCGCGAGGACCTGCAGCCGAACCCGATGAGCGGTACGCCGCTGCCGAGGTACCCGCCCAGGCGGCTCGGCGACCCCGAAGCGGACGAGCGGCTCCGGCAGCGGCACGAGGACTGGGCCCGGCAGCGCCGCGAGCACGTCACGCACGCCTGGTCGAGCTACGACGAGCCGCGCATCGACCCGACCGGCCGCGAGCGGCTGTCCGTGCGCCGCCAGGCGATCACGGGCGAGGAGGCCGAGCCGGGGCATGAGATCTGGGCCCGCCCGGCCGGGGGCAAGAGCCCGGTGGCCGCCGAGGTGTACCAGAATATGCACACCCGTGAGCCCGGCGAGCACGGCGAGGCCTGGTACCACGGCGTGTCCTACCACGGGCCCTACCACGTCATCCGGCACCCGGACACCCGGGAGGTCTGGGTCGTCGACCGCGAGGGCCGCGACGCCAGCCCGGCCCCGCAGGAGCACGGCTACGGCGTCCCCGAGCGGGATGGCCAGTGGCAGGAAGACCGGGCCTACGAGCACTGGCATGATCTGGAGAGCCAGGGCCCGGACGCCGCCCGGATCGGCACCAGCGAGCATCCCCGGTTCTCCGAGGTGGCGCGCGAGCGGACGCCAGCGTTCCCGCACAGCCGGATCGACCCCGAGGACGAGCGCCGGGCCCAGCGGCCCGACGCCCGGGTACACGAGCCCCAGGGCTACAGCCCCGAGGACGAGTGGCACGGCCCGTACGAGGTCGTGAAGCACCCGCAGACCGGCAAGTTCCACGTCGTCGACAACGCCGGGCGCCATGCCCCGATGGGCGGCTGGCAGGGCTTCCGGACCCAGCTGCAGGCCGAGCGGTCCCGCGACTACATCGATCACCGCCAGCAGTCCAAGGAGCGTGGCAGGGAGCTGGCTAACAGCATCTACGACAAGGGCATGGAGGTGCTCGACCCGGGCGGCACCGAGGAGAGCCGCGAGTCCGAGGAGAACACCCGCCAGGGCCAGGACCTGATGACCCGGTATGCGGGCGGCCGGGGGCAGCTCAAGACCGAGCCCGACGAGGAAGGCGGCCGTCCCTACTACGAGCGCGAGCACTACCACGAGAACGGCAGGCCCACCGGCTGGTATGTCAAGCACTACGGCGGCCCGCAGGCCGACGTCTATCACCGCGCGACCGGCGACGCCGAGGACACCCTCTGGCTGCCTGAAGACGAGCATGGCGGCCTGCACCGTGACTTCGATGATATCGAGCTGGGGCGGCACCTGAAGGCCTGGTACCACAATCCTGACGGGATGCGGCGGCACCTGGAGGAGGAACCCTGGCAAAGTGGCGGCAACGAGCGGATCCAGCGCTGGAAGCGCCGCCACCAGGGCGCGCGGCACCGGGCAGCCCCGGGATGGGACGGCCAGGCGGCGGCTGACGCCGACAACGCCTACCGGCTGTCCGGCTGCCATCACGCCTCCTGCGGACGCTGGCTGGGCGGCGGGCACACTGCTGCCGCGCTGGACATCGCCGAGGAGCGGCTGCACCGCCCGGCCGACCCGGCCCTGCGGCCGGTGCCGCTGGCCGTGGAAGGCGCCCGCGCCTACTCGGCGGCAGCCGGCCTGGACGACCCGCACCGCGAGCCTTACGGCCATATCGAGACCAACCCGGGCCGGATCCGGCGGCTGGCGCAGGCCTACCACGCGCTGCCGATGGACGACCCCGGCGCGCACGCCGCGTTCGCCGACATGGCCGCCCAGGTGCACCGCCAGTACGACCACCTGACGAACCGGATGGGGGTCCGCGTGGAAGCCGTCGACTACGACCCGTACGAGAACCACCTGCAGATGGCGGACGACCTGGAGAACAACCGGCACCTGGCCGTGCTGTCCACCCGCGCCACCGGCCCGCACGGGTTCTTCGACGACGAGACCAACGATGAGTTCCGGGCCGTGCACGACGCCTTCGGGCACGCCGCCACCGGCCGGTCCTTCGACCGGCACGGCGAGGAGGCCGCCTGGCTGGCGCACTCGCGGATGTTCCACGGCGCCGCCCGCCAGGCCATGACCACCGAGACGCGCGGCCAGAACTCGACGCTGATCGCCACCGGGAACTTCGCGCCGCAGAAGACCGCGCTGCTGCCGGCCGGGTTCCTGCGCCGCGAGGCCGCCGCCCCGTGGGGGCCGGGCCCGGTGCCCGAGCACGCGTTCCTCCGGCCCGAGCACGCCACCCACTGCGTCAACTGCGGCATGCCGTTCACCAGCCCCGAGGACGACCCCGAGCACCCCGATACCTGGCGTGACGTGCACGCCCCGCACCTGTGCACCCAGTGCGCGGGCCCGAGGCACCTGTTCCCGAACGAGACCGGCAAGCCGCCGCCCGCCGAGGTCGACCCGTACGGCGGCCAGCCCGGCAGGATGCCGGGGCGGACCCGCCGCTGGACCCCCGACGATCCTGTGCTGTTCTCGCTGTCCGCCCTGGAGCGCGACGCGGCGCTGCGGTACAAGGAGCCGGAAGACCACCCGTTCTTCCTGGCCAACCCGGTCAGCAAGGACCACATCAAGCACGCCTGGAACCACCACACGACTCAGGACGAGCGGGACCAGGCCAGCCGCTGGTATCCCGACGCGCACCTGGTGGCCGTGGCGATCGCGCACGGCGACGCGGCCAAGGGCGCCGGGCTGCTGGCCGCCTACTCCCCGCTGACGCGCTGGCCGGCGAACATGTTCAACGCGGCCCGCTCGATCCACGAGGGCCGGGCGATGGGCACCCGCAAGGGCGACGGCGCGATCATGGCCGTGCACTGGAAGCCTGCCCAGCGGATCCTGGCCGGGGAACATTACAGCGATGTCCTCAGCCCGAAGACGGCGATGAAGACGCGGGCGTTCGCGCACCTGATCGAGCACGGCGGCAACACCGAGGAGGACCTGAGGCACGGCACGCCCCATGTGTGCATCGACCGGCACGCGCTGAGCGTGGCGATCGGCCGCCGGGTCACCGACGAGGAATACGGGCAGGCGCCGGTCAGCAAGCACCGGTACTACCACCACGTCGCGAGGCAGTACATCGACGCGGCGCGGGACATCTCCGACGAGACCGGCAAGCTGGTCGACCCGGCCACCGTCCAGGCGGGCACCTGGCTGGCGCAGGTCCGCCGGAACGAGACTGAGGATGCCACCATGCGAGGAAGGCTGGGCAGGGGCCGCGTCACCCGGGGACAGCAGGACGTCCATCGCTGGCAGGACTACGCCCGCGAGCACCACCCGGACCTGTCCGGCGAGACGATGCACCTGGGCGCGCTGCAGATGCTGGGCGGCGATCCCCCGCTGCGGGTGCCGCCGTCTGTCGACACGCTGCGCCCGGAGGCCTGCCCGGTGTGCGGCAACTCCGACGTGTTCAAGGGCCAGCGCTGCCCGGTGTGCGGGTTCGTCTCGCCGCCGGACATCTTCCGCGACCCGGACATCGACCAGGCCAGGGCGAACCGGGCGGCGCTGGAGGAGGGCGCCGAGGAATCGCCGTACCCGGAGGGCCCGGCCGACGAGGAGGCCATGCTGGCGGAGCAGGGCATCCCCGGTGCCGAGCCCGGCATGAACCCGGAGCAGGTCGGCTCCGGCGAGGATGCGCAGGACCAGCTGATGCACCCGGACCAGATCGCCCCGGACGGCATCCCCGGCGTGCAGCCCGAGGCCGCCCCCGGCCAGGGGATGCTGGAGCCTTCCGGCGAAGAGGAGCAGCCCGCCGGGGAGGACGAGCTGGCGCAGCCCGGCGAGCTGGACGAGAACGGCGAGCCGGTACCGCCGGAGGAGGAGCAGCTCGAAGGCGAGGCGGAAGCCGGGGCAGGCCGGGAGCTGGAAGAGGCGGGCACCCGGGACGAGGAGGAGCAGGAAGAGGCCGCCGAAGAGGGCCTCTCCCCCGGGAAGGAGCAGGACGAGGACGAGCGCCCTGGAGGGAAGATGCCCAAGCGCAACGCCGCCGCGTCGGTCACGGCCGCGCAGGACCGTGCCGTGGCCGAGCTTCGCCGGGAGAACGCCGTGCTCCGCCGGCAGCTGCAGTTCGTCGCCGAGCTGGCCGGCATCGGGCCCGAGCTGGACGAGATCCGCCGCCGGGCCGACCTGGCCAACCCGGCGCAGCCGGTCCCGGACCCGGCGGAGGAGCCGCCGACTTCGACGACCGAGCAGGCGCTGGCGACCGGCGCCCCGACCGGCAGCGGCTCGGGCACGGCACGCGGTCCCGGCCACACTGAGGATGACCCGAGCCGGCCCGGCACCACGCCGGGCTCGCTGACCGCCGTGCCGGCCGAGCAGACCACCACGGCGATCACCCCGGGCGTGGAGATGCAGACGCCCCCGGCCAGGCAGCTGATCGACGTGACCGCGCCGGTCACCGGCACCAACCCGTCCCAGGACGGCGGCGTGCCGATCGAGCAGCGCCGGATCGAGACCGACGTGCGGGTCAACCCGAACCCGCTGGCCGCGCAGGGGCCCGGCATCGGCGGGGCGGGCAACGACGGCACCGCGTTCCCCTGGACGATGGCCGCCCGCCAGGTACTCGGCCCCGGCGAGGCCGACGAGCGCGGCGCCCGCACGATGGCCGCCATCCGGCTGGCCCGGCTGCAGGTCCAGGCGGGCCTGGCCCGGGGCGACGAGCTGGAGGTGGGCTCGGCCATCGAGGCGAATGCCAGCCTGTCGCTGCATGACATCGAGCACGAGATCAGCACCATCACCCGGATGGCCAGGGCGACGGCGGCAGCCCAGCCGCGTTACCCGCGCGGCATGGCGCCGCGCCAGGCGGCCAAGGCCGCGCCGAGCTTCGCCGGGCCGCCGGCCCCGGTAATGGCGATGACGGCCGCCGCCGACAGCGGCGACGACTCCGACCTGTTCATCGACTAGGCCATGGCGCCCCCGCCGGCTGCATACACCGCCCGGTCGCCCTGGTGGCTGTTCCGGCTGCTCTGCCTGGCCGGCGCGGCCTGCGCGTTCATCGCCGCGTTCGAGTTCGCCGCCATCCTGCACGGCGGCAGCGGCCTGGGCATGGCGTGGCTGGCCGGCGGCGTCTCGGCGTTCTTCCTGGCCTGGGCCATTCCCTAGGGCAGGCGGTGCCCCCGTGACCGCCTGCCCCGCCGGGACTGCCTGGCCGAGCACTGCTATCCATCCGTGCCGAGCTGAGCCGCTCCCAGCCGGGCCTTTCCGGCCATGCCCCGCCGCGCCAGGCCAAGCCGTGACTAGCTTCGACACGCCCAGCGCTGCCTCTCCGGCCATGCCTTGCCAGGCCAGGACGTGCCTCGCGATCCTCGCCAAGCCCCGGCTGCCGTCCATGCCTCGCGCCGCCTTGCCGCGCATCGCCATGACTTGCCGCGCCTGGACGGCCCTGCGATGCAGCTCCGAGCCGAGCTGTCCGGGATCTGCCGGGCCAAGCCACGAGCTGACTATCAAAGAACCTAGCACACGAAGGAGGCCATCATGCCCTGGAGCGTGACGATCAAGAGCGGCTTGCGCAACGTCGTGCTGCCCGATGGCACCGGCAACGGGGCCGGCAAGCGCTACCAGGCGGGCGACGTCGCCTACATGTCCGATCAGGACATCGCGCTGCTGTCCAAGACGGCGATCGCGAACCTGTTCACCGCCGCCCCGGCGGCGGTCTCGGCGACCTGGCCCGCAGGCGGCGTGTGACTGAGCCGGAGGAGTGGCTGGTCACGCCCGGCGGCAGGGCGCACCTGCTGCGGGGGGACGGCCACAGCTACTGCGGCAAGTACTCCCGGGCCGACCTGCGTCCCGGGGACACCTCGAACCGGTGCAAGTCATGCACGCGGTGGCGCGAGCTGGCCCTGGCACGCCGGCCTTCACCTTCTACCTGAGGTTGAGCTAACCCCGGAAGAGGCAGAGGACTGCCCCGCGCGGGGCCGCCCCCGGAAGAGGCAGGACGAGGCGAAGGAGACAGTGGGATGATCCGGACCTACTTGTCGAATGATTACATCAAAAGGACAGTCCGGCCGCTGTTCGCGTGGACGCAGGCGACGCCGAAGCCGGCGTTCCTCGACCCGAACTGGACCCGGGCGGTGCCGGTCTGGCCCGGCATGGGCTTCATCCGCACGGGCGGTGACCTGGTGACGCTGGCGGGCGCGAACAGCGTCCAGATGAACGGCGCCACGATGGCCGGCGCCGCCGGCGCGTCGAACAACGGCTCGACCTACACCGCCGGGGCGCTGCCGGTTTACGGCCTGGGCGCCCTTTACGTGGGCGGCGACGGAATCGATGAGCTGCTGTACGCCGGGATCAATGCATTCTCGGTGTGGGTGCTCGGCCCCGATGCCGAGTTCGAGATCCTCGCCCCGGCCTTCGACCCCACCGCCACCTGGGCGGACCCGACTGACGGCTCCGGCGCGAGCCTGATCGGCGTGGCCTGCCAGACCGGCACCGGCACCGGCCTGACGGCGGCCTCTCTCCAGGGCCAGCTCGTGCCCTGGTCTTCCAGCACCTCGATCTCCGCGCCGGTCGCCCGGCTGCTGAAGGTCAACTCCAGCACCAAGATCACGATCGGCGGCCTGGAGCCGTACAGCGCGGCCATGCTGGCCGCGACCTCGGCCAGCTTCGCGGCTGCTGGCCGCGACTGACCACACGGGAACGCAGGAAAGGATCACCAGGATGACCGAGCTAGCCACCGTGGCGAACGGGCAGCTGACTCCGGCGGCGCCGCTCGGCGGCCTGCGTCCCCGGGTCGCGTCCCGCAAGAGCGACGACTACGTTGCCCAGATCGAGGCCAGGCGGGCCCGCTCCGCGCCGCTGACGCGCGAGGCCAAGGTCCGCAAGATGGCCCTGATCCTCTCGGACGAGCTGCACGGCTTCCGCCGTCTCGGCGTCGGCATGGTCGGCCCCATCCAGCTCAAGCTGCGGTACCAGGGCATCGTCCGCAACGTGCTCGTCGAGGACCCGGTGACGCCCGGGACCCCGGTCGAGTACGACGTGTGGGACGACCTGGGCCAGGCCTACATCCTGAGCGGCACCGAGGGCGAGGTCCGGGTTACCCCGTTCGAGGGCAAGCGCATCCCGGTGCGGTTCTTCCGCATCGCCAGCCGTCCCGCGATCCGCAAGGAGGACCTGTTCTACCTGCGGATCAACGCGGTCGAGCAGGCCCAGGACGAGACCAAGCAGGCGATCCTGAAGCAGGAGGACGCCCGGCTGCTGGTCATCCTGCAGGCGGCCGTC